TAAGTAAGTTGCGTTTTGATAGGTGTATCTTGCGTAACCTCTTTTTCAAGAGCTTCTTGTCTACGTTCAACTTTTTTTGCTGTTTCTTCTTTTTTTTGTTCTTTTTGTTCTTCTGTAACAGTTGGGCTTACTGGCTCAGGCTTAGAACTACCACCTCCAAAACACATTTAGACCTCCTACAATCTATTCCAAAAACTTGTCTTATTTCTATTAATAGGCGATCTTGCAAAAATATCAAAGCCTTTTCTTGCATTGAAAGCCTTTACTGGTTTTTGACCAGACATTAAACTTCTACCCTCTCCAGCACCTAACATCAAGTATTGAAGAGCATCATGGACATGAGAGTACATATTTTTCTCAGGTTTATTGTCATATCGTTCTCCTGATACTTGCATACGTCTATAGCAATAGCCACCTTGAAACCCTTTAATTAATTGAGGACATCTCCTATCAATCATAAAAGCTGGTTTTCCATCTGCCATCTTATTTAGTTGAGAAGATACAGACTCTAATCTTAAATCGACACTATTGCTTGGAGCTGGAACTGCCTTTAATCCAGCACCCCTTAGTATTTGGAATGGTGTGGATTCATCTGTCTGCGCTCTAAAATCTCCTGCTGGATCTCCATAGATATATACATCAAGACCATTAAACCTAGAAGATATTTCCTGTCTAAGTAATTCTGAAAATCTTACTATACCCATATCAATAGCAACAATCTCAGATTGAATCAACCAACGACCTCTTACTTTTTGACCAAATACAGCAGAGGGAGTAAGACCAAAGTCAACACCAATGTAAAGAGGAACACCAACAGCAATAGGTATTTCTTCTTCAGCTAAATGAGTCTCACTAACAAAGTCAGGATATACTGGTTTACCTTCTTGGATTAAGCCAAGCCTATTCATTACATAGACATCTATCCAACTCTTAGTCTTACCTCGAATAAGATTCGGATAATAAGTTCCTAAGATGTTTTGTTTATTCTCTGCTTTTTTATTAAGAGAATAAGAAGTGATTTCATTATGTTCATTCTTTACTTCCAGCATGGCTGCTGGTTGTATAAAGAACTTCCAGTTGTCAGGCTTTACTAACATAGTAGCTTGCTCTCTTGGTATATGATCTGGTATCGGAACTTCTCCAGCCATGATAGCCCACCAATGATCTTCCTCTGGTGCGTTAGTATCACAGATAACACCTGACCAACTAGCACCACCCTCTCTCATACTTGGGAATCTACCGACACGCATAGTACACGCATCAATAATACTCTTCGGAATCTCTCTAGCTTCGTTGACCCATATCCCAGTTAGTTCCAGAGAAAGAAGTTTCTTTACATCTTCTGGTCTGTCTAACGCTAAGAAGATTACTTCCAGGTCAAGATCATTTACTTTGATGTGGTGAGTATAAGGAACTGACCAATGGAAGTTTCCCCAGTCTGTTTCTGGAAACCAATCAAGCCAAGTCTTAATGGTAGTAGTTCTTAACTGAGGATTGGTGTTTCTAATAACAGCCCACCTCGATCTCCGAACTCCATCTTCATTCGGCTTCTGCTCTAATGCTCTTCTGAATACTTCGACACAACAACCAACAGATTTACCAGAGCCGACTGGACCTCGAATCCCACGAAAGAAACTACTGTCCTTCATAAAATTTTTAAGAACTTCTCCGTCTGGTTTGTATTTAAAGTCTGTCAATGTTGTAATCTCTGCCTACCTTCTTGAGGTGGTCAAGTGTCTCAGGTAGTAGAGAAGAAATAAGTTTATCGGCTTCTCTGTCAGTAATAAAATCTTTAGGGTAGTATTTAAGATGTACGTTCTTAACTACCACCCTTAAAAGACTTCTATCTTCTACGGATAGTTTATGCTCGAAAGACATTAGTTGCCTTTTAAAACTTTATCAAGCCAGTTAACCAAGCTACCCCTTTTACCCTTCTTCTTTTTCTTTTCATCCTGTGGCTTTTTATTTCCAAGAAATGAAGCAAGAGTCGGTGCATCAATCTTCCCAGCTTTATGAGCTTTCTCAACTTCAGCTTGAGTTACGGCAGCATAAGATCTTTTCTTCCCATCTTTAGGATTAGTCCAGGTGAAATCTCTTGGACCTTTTCCAGCTTTATATTTTTTATGAGCTTCTGCAAAGGCTTGCTTAAAGGTCTGCCCTCCTTCGCTTGATTGTGTGGGGGAAGAAGATTCTTCCGAAGTCTTAGACTCAACCTTTCTTACCTGACCTTTCTTCTGGTCATCAGACATAGTAGACTCAGCTTTACGAACAGCCCTTCTCTTCTGTGCATCAGTCATTGTAGAAGAAGCTCTATTAAGCGTACTTCTTTTTTGCTTGTCACTCATAGAGTCGGAAGCATCCATTCTATTCCTCTTCTGTGCATCAGGTATAGTAGACTTAGCTTTAGATTGAGGTCTCTTCTTTTGAGAATCAGTTATAGACTCCTTGGAAGTCTCAGTCATTCTCTTAGCTTTATCAGCAGAACCAGATAAGGTTCTTCGAGCTAGTTTATCTACTTCACCTTCACCAGAGTATCTTCTCTTGGCTTCTGATCCAAGACCACCACTCTCTCTGCTTTTTTTAAGCCTTGCTCTAAGCTCAGCTCTTTTAGAATCTGTCTTGTCAGTTTGAACTTTAGTCTTTGGACTACCATCTCTATTATGAGTAGATCCATACTTTTTCTTCCACTCTCTTTGCCTTCTAAAAATTCCTAACTTTTGATCGGTAGGATAAGGCGATACTCTTCTATCTACATCAGCCATTTAATTTCTCCTTTGGTTCTGGATTCTCACCCACTTGATTTCTTCGAACTCTTCGCCTTCCTCTTGCGAGGACGACTCGGACTCTTCTTTGAAGGAACAATCTCCTTCTCTGATAACTTATCGACATTCTGTTTCATTGGCAAGACCCTTCCTAAAAGGCTGCCAACAAGTACACCTACTCTCATGAGTATCTCCTTCAGTTTGTTCATCGAGCTTTTTTCTCCTAAAATGTTAGAGCAATAGATCGCTTGTGGGAGAGTGACCGAGTTTTAACCCCCCATGTACGCTTGTAGTGTATACAGAGAATCATCAAGTCAGATCTATCTTTACGTTAATATTACCTACATGGCTATGCATTACTTTATCAGGTGCTTTAAAGCCAGCTCTATCTAGTAGATCTTTACTTGCCTCAAGGCTTACATACTCAGACTTAGCATTACTTGATAGCTGAACAATCTTATTCAGTGCTTTCGTAGCGTTCATTCCCATACTATCTGCTATAGCTTGCATCATATACTGTTGCACATGTGGTGTCTTCAATGCCTTAGTTGCACTTACTCTTCCACTTTCGCCAGCACTATACCCAGCGACTTGGCTTGCGTTCTTAACACTTCCACCGTTTGCTACTAACGTATCAACCAACTTCTTCTGTTTCTCTGTTAACCTTACAAGTGTCATGTCGGTCATCTTGCACCTTTTCTCTACACCTTGTCAATAGATTAATCACCTACTTTTGCAATTAACTTAGTTCGTTCCTCACCAATCAGCTTTGTATTTCAATCATGCAATGCAGATGCATACCCAACAAGTTGGGTTCTTCGCCTCGCTGAGCCAGTCTCCACTCCACCATGACTGCGTACCTCGTCATGCCTATGTTACACCAGTCTCAACAAGGACTCGAATCTTACTCACCTGAAATACGGACACACACACACGAATTCCAATAATATGGTCACAGACGTTCGGATTCAGATGCTCCTAGACCCGCATCTGATTTGCCAAACATTGCCTACCAGGAAGTCATTCGGACGATAGAACCGAATAACGATTCCTACTAGTCTATGAGTGGCAAACTTATCCTCATTGTTTGCAAAACATAGTCGCACTGATAGACGTGCTTCCTTGTTTCGTGAAGATCATGAACACCAGAATTTACCGAGGCTTTGCCTCGCCCAAGAGGGAAGCGAAATATATGATGCGAGCCTACTTGCCTTCGGCAAGCCGCCAATCCGTCCCTCGCCCAGTATAGTCGTCGTACCTCCTCCTTACTGGCATATATTTAGCTTGTAAATTATGGAGTTCGTGATTAGCCAATAAATGTTTTGGTATTCGTATGTGTGATATGTTTACTGGTTCGGATACCAAGACGTTAACTTAAACTTTATAATAAAGGAGTATATATCATGAGTGAAGTTATTAAAACTAGTAAGAGATTCTTTGACAATGACATAGCTGAAAAGTCAGATCAGCTTGATGCTATGAGGAAGTCTAAGAATTATAAGGCAATCGTAAAAGCTTCGGCTGGAAATGAGATGATGTTAGTTGATATCTTCTTTCAGCACATGCTCGGAGACGGAGAGATGTTCAATCCGTATGAGCTAAAGGCAAACATTGACAAAGGTCAGCTAGAGTATCAGAGACTGGTCAATGGAGAGTGGATTGCTGATGATGAGCAAGTACCAGTTGGCAGAATGATCACGAAACAGATGCTTGAAGATATCTTATATGGTCACAACAGAACGGATAAGAAAGGAAACTTCAGAGATTCTGTTCAGCTTGGTGACAATGTTAGTCTTGGTCAGCTTAACAAGGCTAAAAACAAGAAGAGATCTAATCTACAAGGTCAGTCTTCACACTCAGAAAAAAGCATTGATCATGATCTACTAAGGTACAAGCATAATAAAGCTACCACAGATAAAGCAAGAGAGTTTCATCTTACGTTGGAAGCTTTATATCTTGAGCAGACTGGTGAGGTATACAAGACATGGGATCAGAAAGGTTCTAATGTTGAAGTAAAGCAAGCATCACCTGATATTGAGGCTCAAGTAGAAGCCGAGATCATGAAGCTTATGGATGGACTAGGGAACACCCCTTCCGACAAAGCTACTGCGATCCTAGATATCAACCCAGTCAAGAAGTAATTGACATAACCGAAGGGTCAGAGCTTCATGCTCTGGCTCTTCTTCAATGAAGGAGCTAAAGATGACAGAAGAAATTAATAAATCAAACTGGTGGGAACACGTTAAGAATAAAGAAGATTTTCCATCACAAGAATATGAAGACATGTTCAAGAAGTATGATCCAGAAGGATATGAAGCTCATTGTAATGATGAACGTGAGTCAGCAATGGCTCAAGCTCGGCAAGAACGTGAGGCATTTCGTAACTATTATGAAACCAATGATGAACACAGAGAAGAAATGGAAAGAGAAGATAGAATGTTTCGTTTCTAAATTAAGGAGAAAGCTATGTTAAAAGAAAGATATATTGAGACTGAAATCTCAGAGGAAGAGCTTCAACATATGGAAGATCAACTGAAAGATTGGGAAGAGATCCAAGACACGGAACGTGACGATATGTTCTGGAAAAGTTTACGTCATGACATATTCAATCTGACAATTCTCACGCTAGGAATTATAGCTTATTGCTTTGTAACCTAGATTGCAGGAAAATCCCGGCAAACTGATAGACGTTAGCTGGGATTTTCCACTCGAATGTCACCTACCCAGCCGACCCTCGACATTCGAGAAGCATTGTGCTAGACGCACTAGTTTTCATAAAAGAAATTAGGTGCTAAACGCACGAGTTTACATGGGATACACCTTGATAGGTCAGCTCACTTCATCACGGAGAGGGAGGGGACTGGATGTGAGAGAGTGTTGCCGACACGGATCTGAAATGTTACAGAGAATAAATTTGAAAATGATTCCAATGAATCTTAAAGGAGAAAGCAATGAAAGATATAATAATCACAGCTGAAGCACGAGATAACTATGAAGAAGTATATAATAAACCAGATATAAAACTATTAAAGAATAGGTTTGAGATATCAAGACTCAAGTTTACTAGCGACTACAGCAGAACTGCCTACTCAAATGCAAGAAGCAAAAAGAAATTAACAAAAGTAGGTCACTTAAAGTACACAAATATAGAAGAGGGATATGAATTTAAAACTCGTTACTCTGAAGACATGGGAATTATGGAACATCATGCCATGCCTAGTGAAACAAAAGTATATGATTACCCATTATATTGTGCCAGCATATCCATCAACTCGTACATCCATAATGAGATGGAAGATTTATTAGGATATGACATACCATATTTTCTACACGGACACCTCCCAATGTTTGATTACGAAGGTCAACATAGAAAAGTAAAGCTATGCCTAATGAGAAATGGAAAGTTAAAAGTTTTTAATCTTCTATATTACTGCTCAAAGATATGCACAGACTACAATACTGGAAGTAATATTAACAAAGCAAATTACATTAATGTAAGACATACTGGTCTGTTTGTAAGAGACTCATCTAAATATAGAGAGCATTGCAAGAAACTAGAAGACAGATTCTTTGCAGAAAAAAGAGGAATGATATATGGAAATCAAAAAGAATACACACATTACGATAAAGATATGCATGACTTTTCAAAAGAAATGCTAACGGAATCGTATTGGTTAGATAATATATGCTGCTATTCTAACGTAAGTTGACATACTTGATAGACTTGACACCCCTTACTGGACACAGTGGACAAGGTGGACAGGGTATATATCAGGTATATCAGGTATATCACAGGGTTTGTGTATGTTTTAATAGGCATTAAAACGGACACGAAATTGTAACGAGTTGATTTTATTATTTAATTTTAATATAATATAAATAGGAGAAAGCTTATGACTGATGAAGAATTTAGTTATTCAAAAGAAATCTTACGACAAATAAATATGGCAGACCCCAATGCTATGAACTGTTGGGGTGTGATGGTAGGTCACAACTGCTTTGCTTTACCAGAGTCTGAAGAACGTAGAGCTGGAATCAAGATGGAGACCAATGGGTTTATTCATCAAGGCAGAGTTGATGTTGATCTAACATGGGGTGATGACTACACCATAAAGTTCTATGACAAGAGAGGTAATGTCAGCAGAACAATAGAGAGAGTCTATGCTCCAGAGTTATGTCGAGTATTAGACATAGCAATAGAGAGAGGAGACAAGACACAAGTTAAAGATCTTGAAGTGGTACTGTCTCAAACTGGAAATGTTTTACATGCAGATTTAAAAGGAGAAGAGTAATGACAGACAGAGAAAACCAAGACGATTCATATTTAATTACTATGCCAAATGTAGATACTCAATGTGCAGATATACTTGAATGGCTGCAAGCGGGTCGTTCAATAAACTATCTTGAGTCTCTGCAACACTTAGGTTGTGCTAGATTGCAAGCAAGAATAACAGACCTAAGACAAATGGGTCATGACATTGTAAGTGTGCAACAGCATGAGAATCCTTACGCTTGTATGTATATGCTTCGAACAAAGTATGAAGACATGATCAAGAAGATGGATCACGCTAGACTTGCTGGTGCTATCGAGGTCAAGATACCAAAGCTATTCTTTGCAGAACACAGAAAGAAGTATGAGGATATTGTTGATGTCGAATAAGCCAGAGTACGAAGACGTAGGAACATTTGTGTGGAGTAATTTAACACACAATGTAAGAGTTCGGAGAGATTACTTAGGGTATTCAGAGAGTGGTATGCCCTATGTAGTCGATCACTTCGAGCTTAATGTAACTGATGTAAATGGTAATCGAGTATCAAGTAGACTGACAGGAACTGGGTATCGTTCGTATATGATATCAAGAAGATCTGAACATTACGGAGGTACAACTCATTGTGATAATCCTATTACTGATGAGCAGTTTCTGTCAGAATTAAAACAACAACTAGGCGAAGAGCCAAAGCAAAAGGAGTTAATGTTATGAGTAAATTAGAAGAAAGAATTAGATCAGACTTTTTATATTATGAATCACTAGGGAATGACGAAGAACGATTCACTAGCTGGGGAACAAGGTATGATCTACAGCAGATAGCTAAGTCATTGAAGAATGTGATGGAGAAGTTTGACTTTGTTGATGATGTACGCAACGAAGAGAACGTACCAGATATTGTTGATGAACTAGATAAGGTAGGTATAGATGTCACATCCAGTCAATGATGCGATTAAAGAAGCAGTAGAAGAAGAGGTAAACAACATGGGTTGCCTTGACTTTCTAAACAAATGCGACGAACTAGGAATCAAAACTGGTGAGCCTTCAATGGAAGAATTGATGGATCAAGTTACTGATGTACTACTAGAAGAACGCATGCAACCATAAAAAAAGGGGAGGTGTCAAAGCCTCCCCAAGTTTGTAAGGAATATTTCGTTATGAAGATACTAACCAAAACACAGGTCAGAATACTAGCTACTATAAAGCTTTATTCAGATAAAGCAAATCCTAAACCACCTACTGTAACAAGTAGAATAATAAAGAAAGAACTAGGAGATCTAACTCAAGGTACTATATCCTCCACACTTAATAGCTTGGAACATACACACGCTATGGTTATATCAGTACCAGTTGATGACTTATCTCGAGTGATATATGTTCATAAGAAAGCTCCAGGTTCTGTAAGAAAATATTATATTACCGACTTAGGTAATAAAACAATGAATAGGTATTTACAAATTGCAGCAGTCTATGATAAACCTACTCTCTATGAGAAGTTATTTGGAACAGCTAACAAACCAATGCGAACAGCAGAACATAACTTTGCGTAAGGCTTTCGAGTGGGCTGGATTATCTAAGACCACATACTATCGACAACTGAAAGGCACGGAGTTACGTTATGATACTGCTATCAAAATTGAGAAAGCTATTGATCAACTTGCCACGCTCAAAAAATAATTTGTTTGAGGACAATAGGCAACCAGTCAAGTGTGATGCTTGTGATGAGATAGCATATAACTTCGTTGTCTTTCTATATAAGAGTTCAACTATATGTATGAAGTGCTATGAGGAGGACACATGGTTAGCAAAAGTAAAGCAAAAGGAAGCTATCACGAACGGTGGTTTCTAAAATTATTTAACTCATTAGGTATCAAGACAAAGAAGCAACCACTATCGGGCAGTCTAGGTGGTGAGTACAGAGGGGATCTGACTGTAGAAATTGCCAGCAAGCAATTGATTGTCGAAGTAAAGTACAGAGACAAGAGCAGATTCCCCAATGTATTTGATTTGTTAGAGAGCAGAGACATTGCTGTATGCAAGAGAAAGCAAGGCAGCCCTCGATACTGTGTAATAATAAAAGATGAAATATGGGAAGAAGTATTCGCATATCTAATCAGACATGAAAATAGTTTGGAGGTAGAGCATGAAGAAAAGTAGAGAAGAAAGAATCTTTAATCTAAACCCTTCACTTATAGGAACAGTAAAGGGATTTAAATTCTATGAACATCCTTTGTATGGAGATGAAGAACCATTGATGGTAGTAACACCAGACAAAGAGTTCTTAGAGTTCACGGAGTTCTATGAGCTACCAACAATAGATGACATAGAGCTATGGCTAAACTATAAATAGAAAAGGAGAAAGCAATGCCATTCAAAGACGAAGAGATAGATCATCTGCAAGAAATTGTAGAGTCTCTATCAGTAAAACAATTCGAAAATCAAAAGGATTATCGGACAGCAATAAACGAAATATTTTTTCATTGGAGGTGTTTACATGACGAAGTTGAGCAAGATTATTCAGATAGTAAATAATGAACAAGGGTTAGAATTTATCCTTAGTTTTAAATTACCAAGACAAGCTAACATACAGCTAGTCAAGGAGCTGAATGAAATAAAAACAGTAGAAGTAAAAGGATTTATTTGTTCTGTAGATACAGCAGAAGATGCAGACAAAGCAAGGAAGGTATGCACTTGGTATCTTCAACCACACAACAGAGAGAAGGTCGAGCAGTATTTCAACAAGTGGAAGTGGTTATTCCAAAGACCATACGAGACATCATCTCAAGAGATGGACATGAGGGTCGAGGCTATGATAGATAACTTTGAAGATCTCCCAGCAGATTGTATTCGGTATATCTACAACCAATCGATCAAGTCATTTAGAATCTTACCTCCCTATGCAGATGTGTATGCGTTGGTAAAAACAGAGTACGAATCAAGGAAACATTACTTAGATTTCTTTGAGAATAAAGTTGACGAGTTGCAGTAGTGAACATATTATAACCATATAAATAAGGAGAAAGCTATGGATAGACAAGGTTTTATTGGTGGTACTGATGCCATCAGAATCATGAAAGGACAATGGGTAGATCTCTACCTTGAGAAGATTGGGGAGACTAAGCCCGAAGATTTATCAGGAGTGTTGCCAGTACAACTTGGTATTTGGACAGAAGAATTTAATATCAACTGGTTTATAGAACAGCATCAGCCAGGATTCTCTTTAGGGAATACAGAGATACATAAGCAACAAGCCTTAGTATTTCATGAAGGGTATGTACCATACAAGGGAGCAGCAGATGCTATGTTAGTCCAGCCAGATAAGAGTTGGATTCTTGAGTGCAAGCATACCAATGCGTTTACTAACATGAATGAAATCATAGATAGATACATGCCACAACTACAGTTATACATGTGGCTTCATAAGAAACTATACGAAGGTCAAGACGTTAAGTGTGATGGTTTATTCTTGTCAGTTATATTCGGTAATACTAAATGGGAGAAGAAACATATTACCTATGACGAAGTATATACCATGAACATGATGGCAAAGATCACTCAGTTTTGGGAGCATGTTGTAAAGAAAGTACCACCTAGCAATAGGGAAGCCGAGACACCAGACATCTCGAGCATAGCTATTGATAGGAAAGTAAAGATGAATATGAACCGAGACAATGAGTGGATGTCAGATGCACATGATTATGTTGAGACACTACACTCAGCCAGAAAGAATGAGGCTGCCAAGAAAAGATTAATGAGCCACATACCACCAGATGTATATCAGATGGACTGTGATTTATTATCTGTAAACATTACAGAGAAGAGAAGAACCATTAAAGTAAAGGAGAAAGTAAATGAATAAGAATGATCCAGACTACGCAAAGACCATGAAGAAAAAAGAGAACATGTCTTTATGGGATTCTATATCAGAGTCAGATACAAACTTTTTAAAAACAGTTAAGTTTGGTGCTAGACAATTTATGTCTATTGATCCTCAGTATCAGATAAGAAAGATGACTGAAAGATTCGGACCAGTAGGTATAGGGTGGGGGTATGATGTTGAGTATGACTATCCCTCGAGTGAAGGAGTTATACTTATAGTAGCTAAAGTTACTATCTGGACACAGTTGCCAGAGAATAGGTTTGGTCCGATAGCTGGATCAAGAACTTTCTGGCATAAAGATATGAAGAGACCAGCTGAAGATGCTGGTAAGATGGCATTGACTGATGCCTTAACAAAAGGATTATCGCACTTAGGTTGTGATGCTGATGTATTCTTAGGAGTGCATGACAACAAGCATAGTGCTGATGATGGCAAGTCTCAATACAATCCATTCTAAGGAGGTAATATGGAATACGATAACAATAATACTGGAGCTATATTTAAAAACTCTAGTGATCACATGGAACTTGTAGGTACTGGAAGTCTTAATGATGAAGGTGACGACAAGAGAATAGCTATGATCAAAGATGTTATGCCAGATGGCACTACCATTCGAGATGTTTATGTTAAGATAGGTAGACTATGGGATAACAGTAGCGACAAACCTAATGCTCCTCAGTTTACTGGACTAGCAGAGATCTCTAGCGGAGAAAAGAGAGTGGCTGCTTGGGTAAAGCAAACAGAGAAGGGCAACATCTTATCCTTGAAGTTAACAGACAAGATACAAAATGCGAATCATACGCAATCATCTGTTGACAAAACTTTAGGATCAGATGATATTCCATTTTAGGGACTAGCTTTCTCCAAAGAAGCCCTAAGATATGCTAGGAGGTCTATACTGCTCATGCCTGACCTCCTAGCTTTTTTCATTACAAGGTGATATTATGATAGATAAGATGACACACACTATCATTCTCATGCTCACCATAGATCTTGAGTCAGCAAGAGAATGTCAAGAACTCAGCGAAAAAATATACAACGAGAACAGATGCTTCAAGTCGTACAACATATACACTACAGTACCACCTCGAAAGCCTAATAACTTTGACGACATCATAGACTTATATATTGAAAGGAGAAAGCTATGGGAAAACTAACTAACAAATGGGAAACAAATATTAACAAACTATTCAAAGGCAAGACCATTGAATCAATCCGATACCTAACTCAAAAAGAATTTATAGATTGCTTTGGAGATTATGGCAGTTCAAAGATTCCAGTAGTCATAGAGTTTACAGACGGACAATGGATGTTTCCTATGCAAGATGATGAAGGTAATGATGGTGGTTCTTTATGCACATCTCATAAGGACATGCCAGTTATACCGGTAATGTAGGACTCAGAGAGGACATAGTTCGTAGATAGTATCGACTATTTAAAACTTTTGTCCTCTGACAGCCCTCTCTTAATCCACTTCAATAGGTTATCAGAAACATCATCAGACGGATCGTCTGGTAGTCTTAGCCAAAGAGCAAGAAGATATTCCTCATCAGGAATATCCTCGAACTCATCAGGCTCAAACTCAAACTCAAGTTGCCAGTTGGAAATGAGGTCCATCAATGAAGGGTCTTCTGCCTTCACTCCTACGCAAATCTATATATTCATTCATTAGATTCTCTGCTGTATCTGGTGAGACAGTAAGCATCTTGTGCCATGCCGCACCCCAAATTAATTCTATGCCAACTTCTTGTGCTGCCTTTCTCATGGCATCAGCTATGTTGTCATAGTCTACAATATCCCAAGATGGTTCTCCAGAATCATAAGCCATTAGATCTACTGCGTGTGCATAGCCATCATCTTGAATAAGATGTTTACTTTTCATGGTCTGTGATTTTCCAGATTTATACAAGCGTTCTTGAGTGGCTAGATCCCTGACACCAAAGATAACTCCGAAGTCTACATCAGTATACTCAATAGCTTTCTTAACAGTCTCAACAAGTTGAGGATGGACTCCAACCAGTCGTTGAAAGGATCTTTGTGATAATTTAAATGCCATGTTTTTACTCCTAAAGTTTCTAATTTCCCAATCTCTGTGTAAAGATCTGTTTGCAACCTGTTTATCCCAGCTACTTACCATTCTTTCTTAGTCCAAAGAATTTGGTCGCTGAACGTATGCCAAAACTGGCAGCCACTATACAGCCTAAAGTTACTTGATACCACTCAGGCATGGTTTCTAAGGCGCTGAAGCCCTGTTCTACTATATTCCTACCCCACTCCCCTAGAAAACAGAGAATCAGAGGAATACTAAAGAGCAAAACCAAATATTCGTCCTTCCAGGAGGAGGCTGAGTTCTTCATAGCTTCCAAATCCCAGTCGATATCACCAGTTAATTGTTTCTTTTTTATCTCAAGGTTTATTTTCTGTGACTCAGCTTTGGATTCCATCCAAGTATTAGCCATACCACCTATCATTGTAAGTGCTTTAAATATCATTTTAATAATTTCCAGAGAGGGTTCTTAAAACTTTTAGTATTTTTTGGTCGCATATTAATGTCTGGACTAGGCATCTTAATTTCAAATATATCTGTAGCAGTCCCACCCATCCTTACTTTCCATAAGTTTTTCTTTTGATTATTAAGTATTGCTTTATCAATTTTCTTTTCTGATGGTCGCATCTTATAAGTAAAATTATTTTTTATGTTCATCATGTCTTTTCTAAAAGCAATATCTCTTTTAATATTTTCTTTTTGAAAACGACGTTCACTTTGTTTCTTTCTTCTTTTTCTTTGGTCACGCTTAGCTTCTC